TGCTACCAGCCCCCAAGAGCAGAAGTTGAACGTGATTCGCGCCTGTGACCTTCGGGCTTCTCTAGGCGAGACGCTGGACGTTAAGCGCAAGGCGGGGCAGCTCACCACTGAGCAGGAAGCGGAAACCTACAAGGCATTGACGGCCACGGCGGGTATCTGCACGGGTGCTAATGTACCGAGTGACCCGGAAGTGCTGGACGCATTCCTTCGCAACGTGCGTGACCTTGCCCTTATTGATGGAGGCATTTAATGAGTGACGGTATCAACGCAGCCTTACTTATCGAGGCAATCCGCTTCGGTTTGGAATTGAGTAAAAACCCGTTCCCCAATTCGATTCCCGACGAGGAATTATTGGCGCGGTGGGAAAGCACGAAAGGCCGCAACAAGGCGGTTGATGATGCTTGGGGCGTTACATCAGCAGCTATGTCGGTTTTTAAGGTAGAGCCTAGCGAATGATTGGCATCCTCACAGCCGCCTGCCTTGCCTCCATCACCGTGATAGACGGCGACACGTTCCGCAACTGTGATGGCCAGACAATTCGCATTGCCGGACTAGACGCGCCGGAATATTTCAAACCAGCTTGCCCCCAAGAGTGGAAGAAGGCCGAGCGTTCCAAGTTGTTTTTGGATGCCGCGCTTACATCAGGCAGGGAGATACGCATTATTGACACGGGCAACCGAAGCTATGAACGCATAGTGGCGCACCTCATGCTTGATACCTCATTTTACACCGATATTGCCGTGCAAAATGGGCATGGGCGGTTTTGGAATCCCAAAGAGAAATACGACTGGTGTACGGGGGAGTTGCGGTTGCGTGACCAATAAGAGAGTGTCACGAAAGTTTAACCCCGCGACTAAATTTAGTCATTGGTGTGAATGACTCTAAATAACCGTCACAATCACGCCGTTCTGCACCTTAAACTTGGCTCCACCTGCCTTAATAGCCGTGGCACCCATTGACACAGCAGATAACGTTTCCGGCGTGAGAATCTCGTCTCGAAACTTACTGAGGTCAATGCCCTTGACTCGCTCAAGGTACTGAATCAAAGCATGGTCTGAAAGGATGCTTCTATCGCCTTGTGCTGGCTTATTCAGCAAGGTGGTTATCTCCACCATGCGCTTCTCAAGTGCGCTTACGGCGCGGTTGTCATCCACGGATTTTGCCTTCGCATCGGCAATTTGCGCGGGGAGTTTTTCAAGTTCTTTCCGTAGAATTTGAGGGTGTGTCATGGCCGCGAATCCTGCGCTTTGAGATGGAATCTTGGTTCCACCATTACCCACTCACCTTGACGAAATATTTTAACCCCATTTCTTGCTTCGTGGGCCAATGCAATGCACCAGTCTAAAGCCACATCATCCGAATCGAGGTTTTGATTATCTCGAATGCGGCGCAAGCACTCCAAGCGTTTCCCCTCGATTGTTGGGCTGTATTTATCGGTCATGGCCGCACTACCGAATAAGAGTAGTCACCTTCATTGACTGTCATCTCATCTTTGCACGGGCAAGGAATCCTGTATTTTGGATCAACAGCAAGCCAAAATTTCCGCGCTATCCCCCTCTCGTGATTATCTTCCATAAAATCAATCGCACCGAAATCTTGTAAGCATTTTTCAATATGCTTATTATTTAAGGGGCGGCGGCTTTCTTGACTGAAAGAAACCAGCCATTCGTGATGTAATGGCAGATGCTCATCCTCTACTTCAATCAGACTTGATAAGGCTCTCACCGCGCCCTTTTGCCAAGCGGTGTATTCGGGGTAAACGCCTATAAGGCTCCACCCGTTTTGAGGGATTCTGCGTGCGGCATTCATGGCCGCGAATCCTCCACAATGACGCACTCTTGCAGTGGGATGCTGTGTGTCATGCAGAACCGCAAGAGTTGGGACTCCTCGATATCGTGCTTTACCGCCCCCAACATCATGATGAACATGATAAAATTGATTATAATAAACACGCCTAAGCTTTTTGTTACAAATACCTGTCTGGTCATTCACTCTCACTCCAAAATTTATATGTGTCGGGTAGCTTAATCCAATGCAGATACCCACATTCTTGCAGCCAATACTGATGAGATGGCGTACACAAGGCACCATTACTGTCAAAAAGCCGCTTCTTATTATCGGTGCGGTAGAACGAGGCATGTGAGCCATCGCCATACAACGCCACAACCTTTGTATTCGGTGGGATGGGGGTTTCGTATAGGTTGTTAAGGGTGGTCATATCTACTCCTCCATCCATTCTTCGATGGCATCAAAGAGCATATCAATAGATACTTTGCCACCAAGAAAACCCGCCAAAAGATACAATGCGGATTCGTCCTCAAGAGCAAGGACTCCAAAGGCAAGGAAGGCAAGCCATAAGGAAAGGAAAATCCCCAACCCTATGAACAAGCATCGTGTAAATTTCTTCATAGCTTAATCTTTCAAATCCATTTTCTTCCCGCCACGACGCATTGCCCGGACGTGCATTTTCTTGTGCCACCGTTTGTGTTGTGGTGTGTGGCAGATGTATTTTAGTTCGGAGTAGAATAGCCGCCAGCGTGATTCATTGGGGGTTTGGGGTTTGGCCATTTTCGTTACCCCCGTGTGTAAATCTTCAAAATTTCAAAGGCAGTTTTTCCGGAACGCACCTCACAAAGAAAATTCTTGTCTTTTGGGTGATACCCTACAATGTTAAAAATCGGGTTTCTTTCTATCGCCATTATGACGTGACGACCAGCCCCATCCCATTCCACTGTTAAGCGTCCGTAAATATCACAATCCACATGCGCCATAGGTAGCTTATTGCCATATTTTTTAAGCCATTCCCGCCCTATTTTCATGCTCTCCAAGTCAAGCTCACTCTCTCCATCACCATCCCAATTATGGGTAGAGCGATGCGTTTCTATGGCTTTTAATCTTTCCAAGTACATGGCTCAATCCTTTCAAATTCGATAACCCAAACCCAACAATTTTCTTCCCACGATTCGGGGCCGTGGATGGATTGCCACAAGCCTTGAAACGCACACACAGATGCGGATGGGCCACTACAACCTCCGAGTTTGTGATGCTCTGCCGTAAGATAGGCACATCCTTCGGTGTCAATACCTTCCGCATAAGCATCCGCCTCACTAATATCCTGCAACCGTTCCGCCCTCACATTCACGATGCGTAGGGTAATGCGGGAAGCCCATCGTGGCATGAAGATTGAAGGGCGGCGTTTGCTAACCCACCCGTCATAAGTGGCTGGGTATTGAATATCTGAACCCACGGGGATTTCACTAGGCTTTAATCGCTCATGAATCCCTAATGATTTCCAAGTCTCCCTCACCCAGAGAACGTCCCCGATTTTTCCGTAAGGGCAAAGCGCAAGCAATTCACTGTCGTGGCCGGGGCGATAATCTGTGATGGCATCAAATTGATGCTTCACAATCCGCCGTGTTTGCGTTTTTTCCCCTCGCAAAATGGCATTAACCATCGGGGCCGTGAATATAATGGGCCGCTCTTTCATATCCATGACTTTCATTCTGTTGGAACCTCTGGTAGCGGCATCCAGTGGGTAGGGTTTTCAATGAGGACGGAATACATTTGACCATCGAATACGACACGCGCTTGCACCCACGCTCTATCCGTTTCAATCGGTTGCCAAGTCATATCTGTGTCTTTCTGTCAGCGTTAAAATCAACCATGTTAGGAACCTTCTTCTCCCGCGCCTCACACCAGCCAGTCCACAAGGCCAGAACAGCGATATAGCCCCACACCAGCACGGCGAGGATTGAGAGGATGGGGATGAGGTTAAGCATCACACGCCCTCCACTTTCGGCGCGGCGGCAATTATGGCTTTGTCACACGCAATCAGATTATTTCGGATTGTTTTTAACATTTGTTCAATGGGTTGGTTGTTGTGAAAATCCTTTAAGCGACATTCTATTCGCCACTCCAGACTTTCAATCAAACCATCAAAAACCTTGAGCGTCTCTTTATAATCTGTGCCATCCTCAATCGGCACCACCACCATCTTACTCAGGTCTTGGGCGAGAGCTTTTTTCAAATCCTTCACGCAATCTTTATAAAGCACTACCTGCATATCCCGCGTGTAGCCGTCAGGAATCGGGATAGACAGGTTCGATAAAATCACCTGTAAGGCATCCTTTCTTACAAGGCACATATTGCTAAGGTCTAGGGTCATAAACTCTTCTCAATCCATTTTGATTTTTTTGGCTTCAATGGCTTCATTCCAATCAGGCGATAGCGCGTAATTTTCAACCGTCACCTCTTGCAGGAAGCCCAATTTCATCATTCTTCTAACGTTGGCGTGGGTATAACCGCCCCATCCATTAGCGTAAAACTTCCTTACCTGTGGGTAGTATTTCAATAACGCACCCTGTTGCATTTCAGCTAAAGCGCGATGGCAAAACTTAAAACTCATAAACTCTCCTCTGGCGGCGCGGGAAGTTTCCGCATTGGTTTAATCTTTCTGTTCGACGGTGGCTAATGCCGGAATTGGCAACCAATAATCAATCTTTCCGCCGAGAATTTGTGCCCACGTTCCGGCGATAAAGCGTGTCGTTTGCACGTCCCAAAATGGCGTTGCGCCGTTCCGTGTGGCTTCCGCGCTTGGCACAATGTAGGCCGCGCCAAGTATCCGCCTTCCGTCTTTGGGGGCCGTTTCTGCTGATTGCCATTCTTGCATTTTTCGCTCCTTTTCTTATTGACTTGCCGCCATATATGCGCCATAAAAACGCCATAGTCAACAAGAAAGTTTCACGAATGAGAAAAGCAATCCACATCACACTACATGAAGGGCAGCTTAAGACTTTGCGGAATGTTGCGAAGGCAAGCAAACGCACTGCCTCTGAAATTATCGAGGAGGCCTTAACTGATATGGGGATTAAAATCCCGAAGGTGGAAATTCCCAAAGAGGATGACATCAAATGAAAATCTGCTCACCCTGCGCCAATAAACATGGCGGCAAATGGCCTGAGGGGCATATCGCGTCATTTTGGGATGACCTGTGCCCGCACTGCAACAAGCGCACGTCTGTAGCCTGTACGTTCGATTGGACGTGGCGTTATGGGGTGCCGAAGGTTAATGAAAAACCCGCTGTTCACTGTGAGAGAAAATAGAATGGATACGTTTTTCTACCGCCAAGTGCAGTTTTACGGCGTGAACCTACCAGAAGACACGAGCTACAGTTGGGTTGCCCTTTTGGTTGCATTGGTGCTTATTTTCTTCGCGTACAAAGACACATAAAATGCTATACAAAACTGACACTGACCGCGTGGAGATTATGTTCCCTGCAGGAGTGCTGTTATCTATCACGCTTTCGGGTGTTGGACATTTTCGGGATGAGGCGCAAAAGCCGATGACGGATGAATACCGTGCATTGGTGGCGGCACATTTGGAGTTCTATTTTGAGTGCTTAAATGAGGCGGAAAAGGCGTTTCTTGAGCCTGTAGAGAAACTGACAAGCGACAAGGTGGGAAACATTACTAGGCGCGTGAGAAGGCTTGTGGCCAAGCATATTGATGATGTTTTTGCCGAGAAAGCAAACCTGCCAAAAATGATGGCAGTTTTAGTGAGCTTTACAAACAAACTCATTGAGGATGACATTCTCCATATTCCAGAGGGAAGCATCTATTGGCAATTATTAAGCCGGATGCTGGCCGCTATGAACAAGGATAATCCCGGCTTTGAAAAGCAGGTGGAGAGCGCAATAAAACAAGCTGAGAAGCTGTTTATCAAGATGCAAAAAGATGGGTACTATGTATGACTGAAGATAACATCACCGTCCTATTGTTTTTGGCGCAAGTGATTGCCGCTATTGCCGCGTGCATTATCTGGCTTGGCTGCAAGTATATGAACCACCGGGCGGAAATGGCGCGAATCAGGAAAGCCGATTGCAAGCATCGCTGGGTGTTTATGGAGCATCACTTAATAAAGGAAATGGCTTATGGGCAAATCCTTAAACAAAACACGCAAACGGCTATGTGCTGCTCTGTGTGCGGCACACACAAATTGGTAGATTATTATATTCCCGTGAAGTCCTTCACCGCCCTTGCTGGCGTTTAAGATGCAGAGAATACCAATTTTGTTTAGGGGTACTGTTTATGCGTAATATCGAGAGGTTTTCGGTTTACTTAGGGATAACGTGCATCATCCTATATTTTCTTGGGGCATGGAGATGACCGCTCGCCTTGTTGACACCCGCAAGCCATACGCCCCCCGCTACCAGTGGCAAACACCCACGAAATGGAAGGATGAGATTCTAGGCATCCCCACGAATTATCTGGCGGGGTTCGAGACGCTGGCGGATGCTTTGAGCTATGGGGCACGGCGGGGGTGGGATTTAACGCTTATGGAAAGCAAAAAGGAATGACCGAGAGAATGACAGCCGAGGCATACAACGCCATGGTGCAACCGGGGAAAAAACCCCATAAATATGGCGCAAAAATAGGTGTGTACAACGGCGTGGCCTACGACAGTAAGCGGGAGGCGGCGGACGCTCAGCGGCTGGATATGTTGCTGGCCGCCGGTAAAATCGCCGGGTGGAATGGCCAAATAAAAATAGAGCTGGGCCTTAATCCTATTACTGGCCGGATGCTGTCATACAAACCCGATTTTGAGATATTGGCCCTGAACGGCGACACAATCCTGTACGACAGCAAGGGCATGGATACTGAGGCAAGCCACGTTCGCCGCGCTTGGGCTTATCAACGCACTGGCCGCCCCGTTTACACCAAATGGCAACAGGTAGTTGATGCTTTAGGAATTTAAGCTCAATAAAAATAACAAGCGTTCACTCATTGTTAATAAATAGCTGGCATAGTCACGTTGTTACCAACAACAGGAGACTGCCAACATGAATAAAATCACCAAAACAATAGCAATCACCGCCGTGTTTATCGCGTTGAGTGTTGCTGCAAAGGCGCAAGACACCTGCCCCATGAATATCTGGGAATCCACTACCACGGGCTGGATGTGCTTATTAGACACCGAGCAATGGGTATTTGAATTGCCGTCCTGTTATAAGTGGGAAGTTACCAGTGGTGACCACTCGCAATTATGGGTGTGCCGGGGAGATGTGTCATGAGCAAGGAATGGAAAATGCGTGATGCTGTTCACTCGGCTGCTAGGTGGTTTACAATAACTGTGGCTCAGCCTGTTGGTAAAGCCTTGCAAACAGCCATCAATTACACAGCATATCAAGTCATCAAGATAGGTGTTCCCGTTGTCATTTTAACGACAATGAGCTATGCCGTACTTTGGGGCGCGAATCGTGTATTTGATGATTATGTTGACCCTGCCGCGCAAAAAATAAAGCACTATATCATGGCAACATTTGGCGTCCCCGCCACAGATACAGAGGCGCAATATGGCTTCAAAGTAACCGAGGAGATTGATAATTGGTGCTATGAGAAAAGGGTAAGAGAAGACGAGGCGGATTTATCAAGGCTGCAAGCCATAGAGGCAAAACGCCTCGGCATGAGTAAAGAAGAATATCAGAAATTGCGCAAATCAGAGGGGTGGAAATGAGTTGGGATGTAATTTTGCAACTAATCAAGTGGGCAGAGGAAGGCGACCAGAAAGCGGTTGATTTTCTCCGCCGATGTGGCATTGATATTAAGCCTGATGTGGTATCATAGTCCATCTCGCGCTCCTAACGGATGTTGAGTAATTGGTTTTCATCCATCCGTAACTAGCCGTCACGTCTCGTAGCGTGGCGGCATTTTTATTGCTCAAGGCGCACAAAGAAAACCGCCGCTATCAGGATGATGTAGCAAGCGGCGACAATGATTTTATCGGTGGTATTGAGCGGGTTATTTTTCATTCGCCTGTAGGCTTTGTTGGAATAATTGGATAGCATCGTCAATCTGTGCTTCCTCCATCTCCCCTGCCACCACGTCCAGTTTGAACGCGCCCCCGCTGGCCTCATGCAGCCGCTTGGAAAGCTCCCGCGCCGCATACAGGATGGTGAGGATGTCGGATTTATCGTCCTTGTGCATTACGAAACGCCAAGATGTTAGCCAAGGGTGCAGTCGTGTCCATCGCGCCCACATTACAGGCGGCGAGCTGCAAATTGAGGATTGAAGCGTTTATGTCAAGCAGAAGGTCATTAGCGAAATCCCCCGCCAAGGTTGGGCATTTATCGTGTCGGGCTTCCAATGCCCTTAGAAACGCCTCTGACGCTTCACGCGCCTGTAGTGATAGTTCCGAGAGGTTCATGGCCTCACCCTTCCTGTAAGATTTTTATACTCTCTTGGGTATTATGCAGACTCGTGCAGAATAGTTTCAGTTTGTCATTTAAGCACTCCCGTGTCGAATCACTATCAATAATCCCCGGCTCGTGAACTATGTGAAGCAAGCGTGAAAGCTCGGTTTGGATTATGGTGAGACAGTCCAGCAGGTTATCCATTGAGTTTCTCCCGCAACGCGCCCAATTCAGAATCGAATCTTTTAATGATGTCTTTTTTCACCTTTGCTTTAGCATCCCGCGCTTCGGCGGCTAGGGCTTGTAATTGTTCGTTGGTCATTTTTTTTAATCCTTTTATTGGTGTATATCCTCGGTTAAGAAAGTTCCCTTTCCCTGCCATCGTAAGCCGTTGTGACGGCCTTGACTTTATCCGCCATGTGCGGCTGAGTTTTCAGGTAGGCAATTTGGGCCGCCACCCGAAACCAAGCACTGGAAAGTTCCTGTGCGTCCTGCTGGCCGTTGATGCTGTCAATCGTCATAGTCACCCACTCCTCCCACTGGTTACCGTCCCATGATTCCCAAGGGTTGGTGCGGGCGGATTCGGTTGGTTTTGCCTCTGCAACTGGCGGCTTTACTTGTGTTTTGGGTGGGGTTGGCTTCGTGGCTTCGGGCGGGACTTCGCCTGTTTCGGCATCAAAAACATCAAGCCGCGAGCGCGTTTCAATTGCCGCTGTTTCCTGTGCTTCCTCATGCTCAATCGCGGCAATTTCACCAAAAGCATCAATTTCGATCCTGCCTCCGTTTTCACGAACAGAATCAATTGTTGATAATTTCTGCACAGACATAGGCAGGTATTTTGCGATCCGGCGAATCACAGTTTTAAGGCCCATTGCCTCATAATGCTTCACCCAAGGCGTTTCTTGCAACGCCCATCCACCTTTGGAAAGAGCGAGTTTATAACCAGCACTGTGCTCATCACGCACCTTGTCAACCTCTTGGCGCGTCATAAAATCAAAATGGTGGCCGCCATCTTTGAATTTCACGAGTGCCCAAAAATGGGTAATCTCACCACGCTCACCCGACAGGCATGGCACATGCTCAAATTCCGGCTCGAGGTGAAACGCCACCTTGAAAATATCATTTGAATAAACGGCCTTGGCAAGAATGCTTTGCACCTCACCGCTGTTCCTCGCCAGTGTGATGTATCCACGGTATCCGGGGATAAATTGCACTTCTACCGTGTTTGATTTTTTATTGTTGAACGGCACAAGGTAGGCTTGGCCCAAGATACCATCAGGCTCAAGGCCGAGCTGTGCACACTGGATAAGAGCCTTTGCGAGACTTTCGCGGGTGCAATCCAACAGCTTAGGGTTGGACTGAATAGCAGTCATAGCCACGCGCAACAGCCTATCAGGTGTGATGTGGCTTGGAAGTGCGAGCGCAAGCTGGCTTCGCACGGCATCCGAGCCAAGGAATGATCGCACGTCATTTGCTTTTGACTTTACGGCTATTGCATTATTAGTCATTGGTTTTTTCCTTGTTGAGTTTAAGTCTGAAATCTCTGTATTGGATAGGCTCCACTTGGTATCCACTTCTCGACACCATTTTTGCAGTGATGACACCGCCGTTAAAAATGCAGGTGGAGTGATTGCCGATTTTCTCCAAAACCTCCGCCTTAGCGGCGGCTTTCAATGCCTTCGCCTCTTTTTCCGCCAAAGCAGCGGCGGCATATTCAGCGGCGAGAGCAAAAATCCGATTGTCTTGCGTGAGGTCTAGCGTCTCCCCATTATCATCTTGGTAAAGGGCAATCACATCATCGGAATCATTCAAAAAATCGGCTTTTGGTGCCTCGCCCTTTGCGATGCTATCCCAAAACCGCAAAGAGGCGGCCTCAATCTTTGCATAAACACTTGGCCTGAAATCACGGAATACGGGGACAAGCATCTGCCCAAAGCTGCTGGTCACAAGCACACCAAAACAGCCCCATTTTAAGCCGCTTAACCCCATGTACTGTTGAAGCTGTAATTCGTGCTTCAGTGGCATTTCCCCTTCAAGATCCTTAAAAACAGCTTGTGATAAAACCTTAAATTCCGCCACTCCCTTTCCGCGCGTGGGGCAGTAGATAAAGCCGTCAGGCGTACCTGCGAGGCGGGTTGCGTCGTCTTTCAGGTGCGTATTCGCGGCCTCAACTTTTAAGCCCGTCTCATGCGCCAACCAGTCAATCAAGCCACGCTCAAGGAACCGTCCAGCTTTGACGTTGCTGTTGTGTTCAATGTTTTCCGGCTCAATATTCCCTGCCTTTTCGTGCCAAAGCCGAAAATACGAAAGATAAGGCTTTTCACCCACAGCGGATAATTCAGCCTCAAACAACGATGCGACATCAGAACCCCCGATATATTTCTTGCGGTTTTCAAGCCAGCTTTTGCGTTCAATATCGATGGTCATTTATTTGGCTTTCTGTTCTGCCGCATCCACGATGGACTGCAGCCATTGCCTTGCTGTTTCGTTGTGGTCAAAAAAATGGCTGTGCGCCTCTGCGCCAAGCAGCAGTAATCCAGCAATCTGTGTGCCGTGTGCCCCCTCAAGTTCCTTGCCATTTTTAGCAAGGTGACAAGCCCAACCAGCAATACAATGCGTTGTCTCGCAAGTATGCCATGTGCGCATTTCAAGCGCGTCGTCTCTTGATAACGCAGCGCAAGAGACCCGTAAAAGTAAACCATCTTCGATCTGGTAATTTATTTTTGCACCGCTCAAATTGGCACGGCTCAAATTGGCACCGCTCAAATCGGTACCGCTCAAATCGGCATAACTCAAATCGGCATAACTCAAATCGGCATAACTCAAATTGGCACGGCTCAAATCGGCACGGCTCAAATTGGCACGGCTCAAATTGGCACGGCTCAAATTGGCACCGCTCAAATCGGTGCCGCTCAAATTGGCATAACTCAAATTGGCACCGCTCAAATTGGCACGGCTCAAATCGGTACCGCTCAAATTGGCATAACTCAAATCGGCACCGCTCAAATTGGCACCGCTCAAATCGGCACGGCTCAAATTGGCACGGCTCAAATCGGCACCGCTCAAATTGGCACGGCTCAAATCGGCATAACTCAAATCGGCACGCTTGCCACCATCATCACGCAGCCATTTTTTGTGCTCGAAGAAAATTTCAGCTAAGAGCTCTCTAGTCATTTATTTGGCTTTCTGTTCTGTCGGATACTGCATTTCAGCATCGGAAATGTAAAAATCAGTCGCTTTCGCAACCGCCAGAACGACGGTCACGATTGCAAAAATGGTGAGGAATTTAGCCATTTACTTGCGCCTCTATGTTTTCGAGGATTGAGTTAATAATCGCCATTCCTAAATGTAGTGCTAATTTTTCCTTATTTTCCCCAGAAAAATTCGTGTCAGCATAGGTGCCGTCGTATTGAGGCAAACCCTCAATGTGTAAAGTGCCAATATCTGGCGTGAATCCACCCGAAAAACCAACATCTTCCTCTGGCTCTTCGTATTTGTAATCAACATCAATTCTAAATTTAATCGCTTCGGCACGATGGTAATTTACATATTCTTCAGAAAGTGCCTCGCTAAGGGTGAAGAAAAATTCTTTCGCGTCTTTTGTAGGTTTTTTAATCATTTTCTTGCTCCGTTGTTGTTGTTTTCTTGGCTTGACATTAACCAAAGAAAAAGGCATTGTCAAACAGATTATGCACACAAAAGGAAATTATTATGAACAAAAATTGCACAACAATCGGGTTACGATGCACAGAATCTGTCTTGAAAAAGATGGACTATCTCACGAATAAATCAGGAATCGGCAACAGGTCATCCTACATTAGGAACCTGATTGTTGAGGAGTACCAGCGCGTTATCAGTAGTGCAGAAAGCCCCGCGCCTCATAACGCTGGGGGCGCGTCCGCCCCTGTGGGTAACAATGGGGAGAGGGGGTAATTTTTTTGCCTACACCATAAAAAACCCATAAAAAATAAAGGCTTATTTGTGAGATTCTCATTATGACAGGATGGATTAAAATTAGCCGTTGCTTGAGTAGTAGCCCCCTTTGGCTTGAGGAAGAATTCACGCGGGGGCAAGCGTGGATGGATTTAATTTTATTGGCATCATGGAAGGACGGATTCGCGTATGTGCGCGGAATCAAGGTGTCGTACAAACGGGGTGATGTGGTGATGGGAGAGCGTGAGCTTGCTCATCGATGGAAGTGGTCAAGAGGCAAGGTCGGTAGATTTATCAACGACTTAGAGCGTGAACAGATGTTGAGCAAAAAACAGTACCACAAACGGAACGAAAACGGGGCCATAAATGAAACCACAAACGAACCGCAAAATAGCAACGTTAAGACGTTGTTATCAATAGTTAATTACGAGAAATATCAAGCGCAAAAAGCCACAGATAGAGCCACAGATAGAGCCACAGACGGAACGGAAATAGAGCCACAGACGGGCCGCAGACGGGCCGCAGAGGCCACGCAACCTATTGAAAGTTTGCAAGAAAAAGAGGCCGAAGAAGGTAAAGAAGAAGTAAGTAAGAAAGAAGAAGAAAGTAAAAAAGATCTCCTAGCGGAGATCCAAAAAAACACCCCTGAGAAAAAATCTACCCGCCGTAAAGGAACCCTGTTACCCGACGATTGGCAACCACCACCAGAGGCGGTGGCGTACGCTCAGGGTGAGGGCTTACGGGATGTTGAAATCGATACCCTGAAAGAAACCTTTTTGAACTACTACACGAATGGACGAGGAAAAAATGATGCTCATACAAATTGGCTCCGCACTTGGCAAAACTGGGTTAGAAAGGAAGCCACCAGCTGCCGCCGTAACTACAAACCTTCCGGTTTTACAGCCACGCCAAGCGCAACTGACCGCGCTAGAGATAGGCAAGATGAAATGCTTGCAGCGACGATTGCAGCAGTCAAAGCGAGAAGTTACTGAATTTGCTTGGGAAAAAGACACATACGGTGATTACACCATCCCCGGTTCTAGGGTACTTGGCACCACATACAGGGAAGAATTAAGCCCTGAAGAGCTTGCTGAATTGGCGGATATGCAGAGGCCAGCAGCACGGCAAACCATCGCTAAGTATATGTTTCAATTATCCGTTTTCAAAAAATATACGGGAACGTCTGAGCAGTGGAAGGTTTTGGTTGAAACGTTCATTGATGACGTTGCAGACCAGCCCGAAGCCTCTATTGCCATTGTGTTTTCTGAATTACGGCAAGAAGAGGGGCCATTTTTCCCGGATTACGGGACGCTTTGCAAGGCAGTCAAACGGGCCGGAGACGAATTGAGGGCGGCCTGGCTGCATTACTCAAACCCCAACAAGGCCACCACCAATCTCATTGAGAGCGAAAGCGAAAGAAACGCAAGGCTCATGCGGGAAAACGACCCAAAAATTACCAAAGCCTTGAACGCCTACTATGGGGAATCATCATGAGCAACGAACACGACACAGACTACGGCGGCGAGATGTCGCCAGAACAGTCGCTATGGACAAGCGTCGTACAGTTCACCCTGTTTGATGCGCTTGCCGGGCGTAAAAAGACAAATCCCGCTCACGTCACGTTTGATGAGCGACGATCAATCTACCTGATTGAGGATAGCCCGCCAGACTTTTTCCTTATCTGTCAAATGGCAGGGATTAATCCATTCTGGATCAAACGCCTGTACGATGACGTGATAGCCGGGCGGCGGGAAATATCAAAAAAGAGGCCCAAAGCGTCAACCTCACATGCCGATGGCCCCAAACGCCGTTTGCGGAATGAGGACGGGGAGCTTATAAAAAGGGGGTATGCTAGGCACTAAACCCCCTCAAATTGGCCTTAGGGTGATTATAGCGTTATGCTTGGGAGTGTCTCCGCTATACCCATAGCTTGACACCCCCAAACCGGGCTTAAGCAGCGTTAAAACAAGCAGCCTTAACCTTAAAATATTCCCACTTGCATTCTGGCATTCGCCGCGCCCCCGGTTGATGCTGAGGCCGCTCCCACGATCTCCAGGTGTCGCTTGATTTAATCCCGATAAGCGCGGCGGCCTCCTTTTGAGTGATTTTTAAGGCCTTACGGTATTGGCGTATCTCCGATGGCGTAGGCATAGAATTTTTCTCTGGTTCAGGTTTCATTTGGTGGATTATTCCCCATTCGTCAAAATGATTGAAATAAATGCGAGGCAATATAGCAAAAATGCGAAAATCATGCCGCCTTGGAGGATAAAAGATAGTGTTTGCATTGTGTTGGTTCTTTCAATGGGTTAATTCACAAGTCCCACTATTACCGAGAACAATTCGGGATAGGTGAAACATGCGGTGAGGAAGATACCGAGGCCGATAAATTCAAGGGATTCGGTGAGGAGGGCGCGGGTTTTCATGGTGTGGCTTTCTATGTGAAGGGGGAGGGGACGGATTGTCACTCTCCTCCTTAATCTTGCTCAATTTTGTAATTTATTTCGTCGCTACCATCCAAAACATGGATGGCATTACGGTTACTAAAATAGTTTTCATTTTTTCGCCCCCAAGGCGTATCGTCCTTATGGGCGATGAGAATATTTTTTAGACCATTACGGGCCTCCAAATAATTCATGGATTTATATCCAGTGGAGGCCCGGTTGCCGTGCACTCCGATTTTAATTATGCTGTAAGTTTTCATGGTTTTGGCTTTCTGTTTGTGGGGCCGTTCCCCGTTTTTCTTAATCCTAATATAGGTACATTGTACCGTTTCGTCAATATAAAAAATCAACAGCCTATAATTTTTTTCAGGGCTTGACCGGCAGCGCAAAATGGGGGATTATTACAATAAATCAGAGAGGTTTTTTATGGTTATGGGCCGCCCCACGAAATACGATCCCGCATTTTGTGAAATTATTATAAAAATCGGTGAAGAAGGCGGATGGGTCTCGGAAATGGCCGAAGCGTGCGATGTTCACCGTTCAACATTCCCCGAATGGGAACTGCACCATCCAGACTTTTCCGCAGCCCTAAAAAGGGCGAAACAGAAGGCTCAAACGTGGTTTGAAAGGCAAGGACGGATAAACCTATGTAATACAGGCTTTAATTCTCCCCTCTGGCATAAGCAGATGGCCTCCCGCCACCCGGATGAGTACTCGGATAGGCGACAGCTTGACCACCGTTCTGGCGACGGCAGCATGACACCCTCCACTGGCCTGACTGTGCGCATTATTGATGTAGATGGGGAATAATGACGGATATAAATATTTCTAGGGCATTCCGGGATTTTTTAGGCCCGGCGCGATACAAGGTGGCTTATGGGGGCCGGGGCAGTGGTAAGAGCTGGACAATCGCGACTCTTTTGGTATTGGCGGCGGCGCAGCGGCCCACGCGCATCTTGTGCGCCCGCGAATTTCAAAACTCGATCGCCGAATCCGTGCACCGCCTTATCGCGGATAGCATCACACGTCATGGGCTAGACTCTTATTTTACAGTCGAGAAGGCCACGATTTATACTAAAACTGGCTCACAATTTCTTTTTGCCGGAATAAAAAATAATCCCACTAAAATAAAGTCTTTAGAGGGGGTCGATATATGTTGGGTTGAAGAGGCGGAGGCCGTTTCAGCCGAATCTTGGAATATTTTAATTCCCACCATCCGCAAGCCGCAATCGGAAGTATGGCTATCTTTTAATCCGCGTAATATCTTAGACGAGACGTATCAACGGTTTGTAGTCACGCCTCCCCCGGACTGTATTGTCAAAAAGATAAATTACCTTCAAAACCCTTATTTTCCAGAGGTTTTACGCCGCGAAATGGAGGAGATGAGGGCGCGTGACCCCGAACTGGCAGCGCATATATGGGATGGCGAGCCTGTCGGAGATACCGCCCTTGCCGTCATCAAACCAGAATGGATACGCGCCTCGGTGGATGCTCATATTAAACTGGGAATCGCCCCAGAGGGTACAATCATAGCGGGTTTTGACGTGGCAGACGAAGGGGGAGACACAAATTCCTTGGCAATAAGGCACGGCTGCATCCTAACCCATTTGACCGAGTGGCGAGACCGTGACCCTAACACCGCAGCCCGGCATACATTCGCTGAGTGCCTCAATTTTAATGTCTCGCTTTGCCACTTTGACAACGTCGGGGTGGGGGCCGGGGCGAAAGGGGCAATCAGGGAGGAGTTGGACGCCGTCCATTATAGGCGCGTACCCCCTCGTTTTGAGGGGTTTTGCGCTCAAGCCTCGGTTGTCAATCCCGATGGGTTTTATCGTGATGGGAAATATAACAAGGATATGTTCGCCAACCTCAAGGCACAGGCGTGGTGGGGTTTGGCCGACAGATTCAAAAATACGCACGATGCAGTAAACGGTAAGCCCTTTGATAAGGATATGTTAATCTCTATTCCCGCAACCCTGCCCCATGTGAGCAAGTTATGCGCGGAATTATCCCAGCCTCGCCGTGATTATATAAATGGGAAATTTCGCGTGGAGGGCAAAAAGGATATGGCGCGGCGCGGCGTTGCCTCGCCTAACCTCGCCGATGCACTCGTGATGGCCTTTGCCCCAGAATCCTCTTTTGACCTCGCCTACTTAACCTGATAAGTTGATGTATGGCGCGAAAACAAAAAACTCAAACAACCACAGAAATCCGAACAGACGGGCCGTATCTGAACGCTTTTTTGAGCGTTGGCAACGGACGTGACCGCACGGCCTATAATACCGTAGGTGGGGCGGCCCTGCTGACACAAGCTCATCTTGAGAATTTATACATGGGCGACGGATTCGCGCGGCGAATTGTTGACCTCCCCGCGACAGAGATGGTGCGGGCGGGTTACACAATCGATGGGTTGGATGATTCCGAGGAGGTTCTGGCTGCCCTTGAAAATATCCAAGCGATGGAGCACGTCATTAAGGCTCTGAAATGGGGTTTTTTGTATGGCGGGGCTTTAATCGTCGCCCTGCTGGATGACGGAGCCGTAGAGTTATCCGAGCCACTCAATCCTGAGCGTATCAGGGCTGTCGACCAGTTGAGAGTCTATGACCGATGGCAGGTCTCGCGTAACCGTAGGTACACCGACCCCGCCGACCGTCGTTTCGGCAAAACAGAAATCTATCAAATATCCCCCATGGTGGGCACACCGTACACCGTACACGAGTCCCGCTGCATCGTGATTGATGGCATGGAGACACCCGACCGATTGCGGGATATGAGCGATGGCTGGGGCAATTCCCGATTGCAGCAGTGCTGGGAACAGTTAAGCCGCTTTAACCTGTCGCACATTTGGGCGAATGCCCTGCTGGAGAGGGCACAACAGGCTGTGCATGGCATCCCGAATTTAACCGAGGTTTTAAGGCAACCCAACGGGGCGGATGTAGTCCGTGCGCGGCTTAACGCTGTGGATATGGCGCGTGGCATCAACAATACCGTTGCGATTGACGCCGCTGAGAGTTACGACCTCAAGGCCACTAGCCTCACAAACGTTCCTGACTTAATCGACAGATTCAGTTTATCCCTTTCGGCTGTTTCTGGCATCCCCGAAACGTTGCTTTTTGGCCGCTCACCCGGTGGACTAAATAGCACGGGTAAAAGTGACCTTGAAAACTGGTATGCGGCCGTAGAGCAGATGCAGCGGACAACTTTATTACCAATTCTCGACCAGATTGTGGCGTGGCAGCTGTACGCGGATGGACGTTACACCGATGATTATTTAATCCAGTTTTCCCCATTGTCTGTTCCAAGCGAAAAAGAGGTTATGGAAACGCGGCTCGCCAAGGCAAAGGTTCATGAAATTTACGTTAATATGCAAGCCCTTGACCCCTCCGAAGTGCGGGATGATATTCAGGGTTTTATCCAGATTAAGGGCGATATTGAGATAGAGCGTGAACCAGAGGATGAGCCGGATGTTGCCGAAAACGAATAAACTAGATGAGGTTGTAACTGTCGCCATTATTCTTGATGGCGAGGGAACGGCTAATGAGGCAGAGCCATTGCCGCCCACGGTTGGCAGGGCAAGGCTTAAAATTGACGATGACTTTTTCCTTCTCATCTCCTTTAACGCATACTTAGAGATTGGCTGAATTTATGGCGTACACCCAAAACAAACAGGTTCCGGGCCTTGATGCTTTTAATGGGGCGTTGGACGGCACAGAGCTTTTGCCAATTTACCGCGATGACCAGACAAACGGCCTTGCGAACGTTTCACTCGCCGACGTTGCTGCATACGCTGGGAAAGAGCCTAGCGAGGCCGTAACGCCAATTTATCAATTCTCCACGGCGCGGCGTTTGATTACCGATGCCTCAAAGGCTGGTGAAATATATCCCGCTGTTGGCGACCCGTTCAATTTTCCTTTCGACGCGAACGGTTTTGCTAACGCCTCCGCCGTTGCGACGGCATTAGGAGGCCAGATTGGCTATTGGGGCGTTTTGACAAACAACGCTGTTGGGCAGACGGATATGTTCCGGCCAAATCAGGCGGATGCTATCGCGAACGGCCCCCGCGTCAACCTGACTGGATTTAATGGCCGTCCCTGCATGGACTTTATCGCTCCCGGCAAATCCTTGTATGACCGCAGCGCGGTACAGGTTCCTGCTGGCAACATCACTGGCCAGATTGTCTTTAAGCCGGGGACGACGACAAATAGCCAGACGCTCTTTTTCATGCGCGGCACGTCTGACGCTCAATCTTTGGCACTTTCGCACAACGGGGCCACAAACGGGCGAATTGGTTATTATCAAAACGGATCGTGGGTGTACGCCAATACAACGGCGGGTAACGGGACGCAGGTGATTTCGTTCATCATGGACGCGGTTCGTGGGACGACCGTACTGGTTAATGGCCAAGTAGTAGCAACAGGCTTATCGTTTGCATCCACCCCATTTTATGATTCCCTAGTCATCGGTAATAGCTTTGGAACAGTCGGGCCATTCAGTGGCTTAATAGCTGAGGTGCGTCTGTGGGGTGGCGCAATGGCCGTATCGGCAATGCAAACGCTTGATGCTGACGCGATGTCTTTTTATCGCATTTCGACACCCGGCGCGATAGCCAGAAACAGCGCGAACACTTCCGATGTCGTTATGGTGCGTGATACTGCAACCGGGGTTTTCAATGAGGTTCCAATTTCAGGGCTTCCGGGCGTGTCTGGTTCGTTTGATGGTGCCACTACCACTGCCCTAAATGGGCTTTATAACAGCACCGTCAATCTACCGATTAACGTCCTTATCGGCGATTCTCTTATCCCTGAGCAGTTCGGTGCGGTTGGTGATGGCGTTACAGATGACACCGTCGCTCTCAATCGGTGGGCACAGGCATGTATCACTTATGACCGCACAGCGCGGCTGTCGCCCGGTGCAACCTATATCATTACTGACACGGTGAAGTTCCTTAACGCGCAAGGGCTTAAATTAGAGGGCCACCCAACTGCATGGATTAAATCTGACTTTTTCCCTGCCGGTTATGACCTGAGTCAAGACAAGGGCGGCAATATCCTTTTCCTTGCCACGACAAATCAGACTTTGAAGGCTGGCGGGAATAAAACGCTTGATGAGTCAAATGGTATTCTCGATAACCTTAACGCAGGGATTTACACCAGTTTCTTGCAGGTCAAGGGGGCATCATTTTACGGTCACTCGCAATCCGCAAGCGGTCAAACAATCGTTGCAGACGGTTTCGGAGAGTTTCGCAACACAGGCCGATGGAATCGGTTTATAAACCCGCAAGAGGTGTTTGTAAGCACCTACAGCACGGGCACTGTGACCGTCACAAAGGATTCGGCAACTGTCATAGGTTTAGGGACGTTATTCCTCGCCAACGTTGCTGTGGGTGATGTTTTCAAGGTGGCGGGTGATAACCGTGAATATTATGTTCGGGCCGTCAACAGCAATACCAATATTACTTTGCACAAGCCTGTTGCGCGGCTTGGTGCATCTGGACTGTCTTATCAGACTGGATACACACAAGTGTTATATCGTCTCTATCGACACACGGCCGCAGGCACTGCTGGCAATCGACCAGTAAAGGGCACGGGTGCAGGGTTGCTAATGGGCACTGTAGCGGTGGAATATATAGTCGATGCAGTTTGGAGAGATGGCTGGCGTTTGGGAACTGCTTATGCCGTCAATGATTATTTGACCGCGAACTTCGGGGATTTATACCTTTGCCGAAACGCTGGTACGTCCAGCGTTGCCCCAAGCATGAGTTCCGATCTTAACACCCGTATCGGGTCGACGCGATATATCGAGCGAAAAGTGCAAGTTGGGAAGGCGACCATTACCAATGATGGGCCGTCTGGTGCGGGCCGTGTTGTTTTGACGGGAAGCCCCGCGTTATTGACCGCTGCACAGGTTGGTGATTACGTCCGATTCGGATACAATGGCACGGCCACAGACCGCGTAACTGTTTCAGGCGCGACGGTAACGGCTGCATTTGGCGCGGCTACAGGCTTTGCAACGGCAGCGAACGCAAGTGTTGGAGATGAGGTGCGGTTTTCTGATGACGACACGCCTTATGTGATTGATACCATTACAAGTGCCACTCAATTTGTTTTGACCGCACCATCGCCTGTGGCAAGTGCCGTGACTTTTAACGTGCGGGGCAGCAACCAAGTTTATCAAATCGCAAGCATTACAAACAACAATGAGTTTGTGCTCACGAGTCCATACGCGGGACAATTAACCAGCGACGTGCATTGCACAATCGGCAACGTCGTTTGGGAGTTTATGGGGGATGGGTTGCGGGACGGTGACGACGGTATCTGCACTTTCAGTGGGACACGGGTTGTTCACGAAAACTTTACCACTCTTAACTTTCTCGATTCTCACCTTCGTACGCCGCGAACAACGACAGTCCCAACTGCTACCCGCTTTGACGCGCTTACATCAAGCAACGTGCGTTATCGTAACGGCAACCTTATAGGGGGCGCATCTCCACATTCCACGACCAACGGCGGCACAATGAATCATGTGCTGGAGAATTGCTATATCAGCACAAATTTAGCCACAAAATCTGCAAGTAGACTCCCCAACAGTGAGCGGATGATATGGGATAAATTGATTATCCGTCATCTCTCGAATTATCCCGGCATTGAGATTCAGGGATATAGTCACAGCAATTATGACGTGATTATATCCAGCGCATTGCCATTGAATCCAGCGCAAGGGGTTAATATCCTGACGAATGCCGCAGCCACCTACACAGTGGGTTCGGCGACCTTCACAACTGGAAACCCGATTGTTACTGGCACGTCATCAAACTGGTTGCAGGGCGGCCCGGCGAAAGGCGACACAATACGGCTAGGGGCGACGGGGCCGCTGTATATCATTGCGAGCGTTGATAGCAATACCCAAATTACCTTAACAAGTAATTACCTCGAAAGTACCGTGGTGGCGCAGCCGTATCGAATTTATCGTCGTGCGTTCGATATGGTGAATAAGCGGCACAAGTACACTGTTTCAGATTTCTCAACAGGTGTGGGATACACGCTTACAGACTATTACCGCTCGGTTAATGAAACATTTGATTTTACAATAGAAAACTACAATAAGGCGTTTACTTTGCGGGGCGGGGGGTACAGCGTTGTTGAGGGAATGAATGTAAAGATATATGGGAAAAATCACCTTAGTACGTCAAGAACGGCAGGTGGAGGTATCGGTGAGTTTGCCACGAATCGCGCATCAGCAGACCCATATATGACGCTGAGAAACTGTTTTATCGACTTCACCCAAGTTGAAGGCACGTTCTATTTCTCAAATGGCTCGTTCAATCTAAACCCATACGAATCCACGGGTAACAGCATTTTAATCCCTGTGAGCGTTGACTTTCAAACGGTAAACTTTGAGGTAGGAGGGCGGCCTCTTAACGGTCAATGCCATATCCCTGCTGGTACACACGTCATCCGTACAAATCCTGCTGTTGGTGAGGTCAAGCAATGGTCAACCGTAAGCGGTGGCAGTAGTGACCTTGACAAGTGGAATGTTGGTGCGGCCAGCGTCACAAATGACATTGATTCTGTTACGTTATCCGGATTAACATCCGTTACATTGAGCAGTTTTGTTGCTGGCGACTACATCAGGATCGAGGGCGTTGAACAGCCTATCCGCATGACCGCTGTTAGTATTGACACAGGCGCAGGCACAGCAGCTGTAACGCTTGATAGGCCTTGGACGGGCACCACTGGCACAGGGTTGTTGTTCCACGTTAATCCGGCTTGGCAATGGCGAGCCACTCAGATTAACGGCACAACTTGGCGGCAGACGCGCACAACGACAAGTTACACCCTTACCAATTGGGATTCTGGCTCGGTTATCCTGTTCACAAACAGTAGCGCAATCACTGTAACTCTACCCGCCACTATCGAGGATGGAGCAGACTTTAGGTGGATACAGCAAGGGACGGGTCAAATTACATTTGTTGCCGCATCTGGTGCCACTCTCAGCAATATAAGCTCGCACACAAAAAGCGCGGGGCAAAATGCCGAGGGGCGGCTTACTGTTCGCAATAATTTTAATAACACGGCGGCGGCGTATCGTTTGTCGGGTGAAACGGCATCATGAAGTCAACCTTAAATCCACCAGACTCCACAGAACGTGAATACACTCGAATCATGAACCGTTTTGTGCGGGACTTATCGGGCGATATGCGGCGTGTGCTGTTGCCAGAAGCAGGCAGAATAAAGGCGCAATACGACCTTGAATCCCGTCAAGATATTTGGGCTGATTTTATAGAAGGATTGATTCAGGAATTGTTACGCCTCGCTGGTGTTCGTCAAAAAACAGTTATAGGTGCCTTGCCCGGATTATTCGCGGCTGTAAACGGAAACAATGAACGCCAACTTAGGCTTGTCGTGAAGGCAAATACTGGCGTTGAACTTCCAGAGGCCTCGCCTCGTCCATTCAATGCGTTTGCAGGCTCGCGGCTTGGCGTGAACCCGTTTCGAGGCGAGCCTTGGCTTAAAGTTTTGGCCGAAGGTTGGATTGCTGAAAACACGACGCTTATCAAATCTGTAAGTGGTAGGCAGCTTGATGATGTTTCGTCTATTTTGCGCCGGGGAATAATGAACGGCTCTACAGTGACGGCGATACAAAAAGAAATCATGAAAAAAGTTCCTTTAACCGCATCCCGCGCTCGACTCATCGCGCAAGACCAGACGCTCAAACTGCACTCAAAAATAACGCAAGAACGCCTTAAAGATATAGGCGTTAAAAAATACAAATGGCGAACCGTCAATGATAACCGCGTGAGAGACCATCATCGAGACAGAGAAGGGAAAGTGTTTTCTTGGGAAAATCCACCATACGACGGGCACCCCGGCCAGCCTATACGGTGCCGTTGTCGTGCTGCACCAATATTTGAAGATTGAGCTTTGACTTGAAACAAAATGTAAATTATTATATCACTATGGAAGTTTTAAGATTCGACAAGGCGAACATAAAAGCCACAATAACCGATGAGGGTTATCTGGTGGATATGCCCATTGTAGGGCGCATAGGAATACAGACGTATCTTAACGCTGATGGAAGCCAAAGAAAAGAATTACGATTGCCTGAAGAGGTTTTCAGTACAGATTCTTTGACTTCATTTGACAACAAGCCAATTACAGACGACCACCCATCCGAAAGCGTTAGCGCGGCTAACGCCAGAAAACTAGCCGTTGGCATTATCAAAGGCCCGGCCATTGGAGATGGTGAAGTTGTCACCGCCCCCATTACAATATACGACAAAAATGTCATAGACAAAATAATTAAAGGTGGTAAACGTGAATTATCACTTGGTTACAAGGTTGACATTGAAGAAACGCCCGGAGAATGGAACGGTGAACGGTATGATGCTGTGCAGCGTAACATTAGGATTAACCACCTTGCTATTGTAAAAAAGGGCAGGGCAGGTATCGCTAAGATTAACTTAGACCGAAACGATGCTATTGTTTTAACAACCGATGAGGAAGAAAATATGACTGACAACATGAGCCGCCTCCGGCTTGACAGTGGCTTGGAGTATCCAGCCGCCCCAGAGGTTGTTGTTGCTTATGACGCGATGAAGGTTGGCGTCGATGAGCTTAAAAAACAAATTGATACCGTGACCGCCGAGCGCGATACTTTCAAATCCGAGGCTGATAAGCTCGAGCAGGTAAAGGCAGATGCAATCACACAAGCTCGTGAGGAAATAAAGGCCCGTGTTGCTTTAGAAAAGGTAGCTGAAGAGTTCAAGGTCGACCACGAAAACAAGAGTGACCGTGATTTACGAGAAGCTGTTGTGAAAAGCGTCCGCGCTGACGCTGACCTGACCGGGAAAAGCGATGAATATGTAAGTGCGGCTTTTGATTTGGCCGTAAGTATGAAGCGCGATGCCGCCATTGCGGAGCAGCGCAAGTCTGGTGCTGGTGAGCAGCGCAACGACAAAAGCAAAGGTAGCTATCAAAACTTCAAAGCTGATTTTGCAAACATTTCAAAGAAAGGCGAATAATCATGGTTCAAACGAGTTACTCACAAACCGGGGCGGCGGCGTTTGCTGGCTTGCTTGATGGAATCGGCCCGAAGACTGTTGTAAGTTATGCGGCTGAAGAAATTATTCCTGTGGGATGTCCTGTGCGCCTTGGCACGGCTCCTGCCAAGGAAGTGTTGAAAGCAAACGCTGGCGCAACCGTTATTGGTTTCTCCCTGCATGACCACGCTCGAGAGCAAACATCTGCTGGTGCGGTTGAGTACAAAGCGACCGACACAGTGAGCGTTCTTAAATTCGGGCGGCTTTGGGTTGAAACCGATGATGCTGTTGCAGCGGGTGCAATTGCTCGACTTAAAACATCGAACAATAAATTGACCGATGAGGCCGCCACAACCGGGATTGAAAACTTTACGATTATTTCGGTACGTTTTATCACTGCCACGACCGGCGCAGGTCTGGCCCTTGTAGAGGTGAAGTAACATGACACAACAGAACATGCATTACGATGCAGCCGACCTAATGGCGATTCAAAGCACTGGCCGTCTCGACGCAAATGAAAGTGTATTTTTTGCGCGTCAGCTCGAGTTTGTGAAATCGCAAACTTACGACATTAAGCGCGTAAATTTAAGCGCAATGTCTCTGATGCCTGTTTCCACACAGATTCCTGAAGGGGCAACCACACACACATATTGTCAGTATGACAGTGTGGGGGTAGCGAAAATTATTGCCAATTATGCTAATGACCTGCCCCGTGCAGACGTGGTGGGCAAAGAGTTTACCAGTGTAATTCGCTCTATCGCCAACTCTTATGGTTATAACGTGCAGGAGGTTAGGTCGGCATTGTTTGCCAACACAAACCTAAACGCGCGTAAAGCCATTGCTACTGCTCGCGCTCAAATGGAGCTTATGAATACAATCGCATTTTACGGCGATTCTGATCACGGTCTCCCCGGATTCTTCACAAACCCCAACGTTCCTGAAGTGACTCTGGCAGCGGACGGCACTGGCTCAAGTAAAACCTTTGCCAGCAAGACAACAGACAAAATTGTGCGGGACATTAACGCCGTTATCAATAAAATCCTTATCCAATCCAAGGGGGTGCATCGCGCTACTCAGTGTTGGTTGCCTATTGAGCAATACTCTTATATTGCCACGACGCAAAACAGCACTGCAAGCGACACTACGATTCTTGCTTTCCTGCAACAGGTCAATCCCGGCGTAACATTCTTGCCAGTCGTAGAGCTTGATGGTGCTGGTGCGAGCGGTGCTGATCGGATGTATGCTCTGGAAAATAGCATTGACAATTGGCAACTGGAAATCCCGATGCCAATTCGGCAGTACAGCCCACAACAGCAGGGTCTTGAGTTTGTTGTTCCAATGGAAAGCAGAATTGCGGGAGTAATGATTGAGTATCCTCTTGCTTTTGCATTTGCAGACGGTATCTAATAAAACGGCCCCGGTTCGCCGGGGCTTTTTTTTACAAAGGGAAACGCCATGAAATTGAAGAACAATTCTGCTCGCCCTCACTGGATCGGGAACATTCTGATCGCCCCCGGCACTGTTGCTGAGGTGGACGATGAGTATAGGGGTGCTTATAACGCCGCTGAGCTTCAAGAAGTCGCAGACGAAGCAGAACAACCTAAGCGTGGCCGTGCATCAAAGGTAACGGCTGAAAATGACCCCGCTTGAATATTTCCGCTTACTTGCGCCAGAGTTTGCGAGCGTTTCTGATGGAACGTTTGCAACGTGGCTGACGGTTGCTGAGAATGTAACGAATGTTTCTTGCTTAGACATCGAGTGTGCCAACATGGCGAATGCTCTGTATGTCGCTCACCAACTATGGGTTACAACTCGGCAAGCATCGGGGGGAAGCGGTGGCGCGGGTTCTATAAAGCGCGAAAAAGAAGGCGACCTAGAGATAGAATACAATCCTATCAAGGGTGCCGACACTTGGCTTACTCAATCGCCTTATGGCTTGCAATATCAAGAGATAACACGAGCCTGTTTCGGGCTTGGCATTATAACGCGAGTGCCTGATGGCGGTTAAGGATATTGACAGGGGCTATAAAAAATTCGTGCGCGAGATTAACAAGGCGCGTACATTGGAGGTTGCTGTCGGTATCTTTGAAAATGCGCGAAATGATGAAGGCGAAAAAATTGCCGAATACGCCGCTTATAACGAATATGGCACTTCAAAGATTCCCGCCCGTCCCTTTATGGCTTTGTCTGTTGACAGAAATAAAGCGGAAATAAAAAAAGACATTGATGAGGGGTTGGCCCGGATAACATCGGGCGCAGGAACCGTCGAGAAAGAGCTGAATCGTATTGGCGCAAAACACGTTGAGAGGATTCAGGCAACTATTACAGGGCCGAATATTCCCCCGCCTTTGTCTCCCGCCACTGTGGCAAAGAAAGGCAACAACAAAACCCTTGTGGACACTTCCGCAATGGTAAACGCTGTTACATGGGAGATTAGAATAAAATGAGCTTCCGACGGTCATACAAGGTGCTTGTTGAAAGTGCGGGTGTTTACACAAACGGAACATGGGTTCCGGGCACTCGATCTATTGCTTCTTGTATCGCGTCTGTGCAGCCGTTGAACATAAAAGATGAAGGTATGCTGCCTGCGCCTGAAGGGCGGCACAACATGGATTCTGTAAAAGTTTACACTGCTGATACATTAAATGTGACGGCAGACGGCGATGGTGTACAGCCTGATATTGTGGTGTTTGATGGATACGGATATGAGTTAAATAGAAGAGACGCGCATTTATCGGGTGTGATAAATCACAATAGGTACATGGGCACAAAGGTTTTTAAGTTTACCAATGACACGGCGTGGCTTAACGGCACGTTGGCGAGGCCATAAATGAGTAGCAATATTAACACCGCGATACCGCCTTTTGGCAACCCAACAACGGCTGGGGTTCGTGCCAATTTTTCGGCTGCGAAAACTGAAATTGAGGCACTTCAAACGGCATTCGGATTTGCAAACATTGCAGACACTGCTACCAGCACAACGCCGCTGGCATTGACGATTAACACTTGGCGTAAGCTCAATAATAACGGGTTGGGGGCGGCAACAAAAGTTGACCGTTACCCGTCTGGCGTGACATCACTCTGGAATACTTCAACAAACCAATTTGACTTTACCGACTTACCGATCAACACAACAATTTTTTTGCGGACGGATTTATTGCTAACCACTGGCGGCAACAATCTTGTGTGCGACTTGGCTTTATTTTTGGGTATTGGTAGCGCGTCTGCATATCAACAGCAAATGGCAACTCAGTCATATTTTAAGAGCGCGGGTGAGCATTCGTTTGTCGCATTTAACGGTTTTTATATCGACTCTAATGATGTTCGCAATAACCCGGCTGAATTGCGTATCAGGCTCGATGGGGCGGGCTCTTGCGTTGTGAATGGGTTCTATCTGAATATTATTCTTCCAACGGGCGATTAAATGAACACGTTGCGATCAAAGCTGTATACTCTGATAAAGCAAAGTGTAGGGCTTGAAACGCTTATTTTTGCTGACCAAAACGCGCCACGCCCCGTAACTCCTTACTGGACTTTGCGCCTCGACACACAAAACGCTTTAGGGCATGACGAACACAGCAACGGCGTGGATAACGACGGCGACCTCACAATTACAGGCGTAAGAGAGGCTACACTTAATGTGCAAAGAATTGGCGTGGATTCTCCTATAGTTGTGGCCAATTTCCGCGATCAATTAAGTAAGCAGACCGTTAGAGATTTGTGGGCAGCACAGGGTATTACATGCTACAATGTGGGGGCGGTGCAAAATTTACCTTTTGAGTTTGACGAACAATACATTGAACCGAGAGGAATAATTGACTTGTTTATCCGTTTTGCTGTATTCCATGAGGATAGAGTAGGAATTATTGAAACGGTGAACGTAACACAGACAGAGGACTAAAAATGGCTACCTTAAACGACATCGTTTCGGTACAGATTGCGCTGCAAACCAGCGGGGTGAATCGCGGCGAGTTTGGCATTCCGATTATCGTTGCCCCTCTTATGACGTTCCCTGAGCGTGTGCGGGTGTATACCAGCGCGGCTTCTGCTGCTGAGGATGACTTGCCCCCACTTGTAAAGACTGCGCTTTCTGACGCCTTTTCTCAGACACCGCGCCCGACAAAAATTAAAGTTGGCCGTCGCGCTGTTTTGAAAGGGGTTATTCGCCCTTCAAGCCTTATCGCGCTTGGGGTGTATTCTTTCAAAGTAGGCAGCGAAACGTACACCTACACAGCCGATGGAACGCCTACAGCCAGTGAAATCGTAACGGGCCTCGCAGCCGCCGTTTCTGGTGATACGGATGAAATTATTACGGCCACTGTTTCTGGTGACACCCTTGAATTGGCGTGGATAGGCTCAAACATTTCCTCTATTGAGCTTCTCACAAATCTTGAGTGGGGAACCATTTCACCTTTGTCTGCAAGTACAGCAGTTGAGGATGATCTTGATGCAATCCTTAATGAGGACGCAAACTGGTACGGCCTTGTAATGGCTGAAAGGGTAAAACAAACCCAACTGGATGCCGCTGAATGGGTGGAGGCTAACGAAAAGCTGTTTATTACGGCAACATCCGAAGCTGATGTTTTGAACGCTGGTTCAAGTGCGGATCTTATTAGTGCGTTAAAAGCCAGTAACTATTTTAGAACCGCTGTTCTGTATCACCCTAACGCGGCGACAGAATACCCTGATGCTGCATGGGCGGCTCGTGTGTTTACAATCCAACCGGGGGCAGAGACGTGGGCACTGAAAGGCCTTGCAAGCATTACAGCCCCCAAAATTACAGCGACTAATCGCCAAACTATTTTTACCAAAGGCGGCAACACATTCGAGTATTACCAAGAAAGTGTTGTTTTGACGAATCCCGGCAAAGTGGTTTCTGGTGAATGGATTGATGTAATCAGGTTCCGTGACTGGCTCAAAGACAACATTCAAGTGTCTATGGTTCAGATGCTTATCAATCGTGACAAGGTGCCGTACACAGACCAAGGCATCGCGCTTTGTGTGAATAATTTGCGTCGCTCGCTCCAAGAAGGGCAAAACGTAGGCGGCATCGCGCCAGACGAATTAAACGCAGTTGGTGAAACTGTTCCGGGATTTATTGTCACATATCCCCGATCCGCTGATATTTCCGCACCAGTTAAGGCAAGCCGCGTACTTTCGCTTTCTTTCACTGCACGGCTCGCGGGAGCGATTCATGTTGTCTCTATCGCGGGTTCTTTAACGTACGAATTTTAGGAGTAAGAAATGGCTGCAACATTAACAGGCTCTTACGACCCTTCACAGGTGATTGTAACGGTTGGCGCGGTAATTGTATCCGCTTTTTCGGATGGTGACGCAGTCACCGCCCGTGCGAGTGAGGATTATTATACCACCCGTGTGGGAACGGATGGCGGCGTTGCCCGTGCGCGTAACTCTAATAGGATGGGTGAGTTTGAATTTAGATTACTCCAAACTAGTGGCGCAAACGATTTACTTTCCGCGTTGGTGAATATTGATGACTTGACAAACGGCGGGAAAGGGGTGGTGCCTATTAGCGTTGTGGATTTGTCGGGGCGTTCCTTGGCCGTTGCTACGCAATGCTGGATTAAGACGATACCAGAAGTTGTATTTGGTAAGGACGTTGGCGAGCGCGTGTGGGTGTTTACAGCGGCTGATATGCGAATCTTCCATGGAGGCAATAGCTAATGGCTGACATGGAAACATTTATCATCGGGGAACGTGAATACACATGCGTTAGAATGAACGCTTTTGCTGCCAATAAATTGTTTTTGCGCCTACAAAAAATTGCAGTGCCTGTGCTTTCAGTCATCGCGGCGCAAAACGGATCTTTAGGTGATCTGGATGTAAAAGAAGCCGGGATGATGTTGGCAGAACATCTTGATGATGATTTGATTGATTCTGTAGTGCTGCCAATGCTTGATGAGGCACGAGTTTACAGTGTGGAGCACAAAAGGCGAATTAAGGCACCTACTGATATTGATATATGCTTTACAGCCGCTGAATTGTTGGATTTTTATGAATTGGTGTTCTTGGTTGGGAGGCACCAATTCGGCCCTTTTATAAGAGCTTTGGCCAAGAGATTTGGCGGCCTCATAGCCGAAAACCCCAAAGCCCAATAGAAGCGGGCAAACTTTTGCCGGAAGTAGAGCAAGAGTTCTGGATTTGGAGGCCAATAATTGCGGGGAAAGTCACTTTAAGAGATGTTAAGGACGGCACCGCAAGCGTCAGGGATATTCAAATACTGAACGCTCTCCTTGATATGCAAGCGGACATTCAAGATAAGTATCAAGAGTCTGTGCAATGATAGTCCGAGAATTAATTACAAAACTTGGGTTTAATTTTGATGGCCCTGCTTTGCGAAAAGCAGAGCAGAATATCAACGACTTCAAAAAACGAGCGGCGGCTACTGGCAGTCATGTTCATAAAAGTCTTGCACAGACGCTCAATGATTTTGATGCGGCGCAAGCTCGACAAAGAATGAATGTGCTTGCAGATTCCACGCAAAAAGTGGCATATAACGCCCGCGCCGCAAGAAATTCTACAAGATCAATGTCTGCCGACACGTTCGAGACGGCAAGCAATATTGGTTTAATGCTTAAGACTTACCTGTCCTTCCTGTCAGTTAGAAACGTTGCAGGCATCGCTGACCAAGCGCAAAATTTACGGGCAAGACTTGGTTTTGTGCCGCAAACAGAAAATGCGGCAGCAACTTTTGATGAAGTTGTTAAAAACGCTAATGCGGCTAGGGTTTCACTTGAAGCATATGGCCGTCTCTATGTACGATTAGCCGGGGCGACAAAAGACTTTTTACCGACTCAATCAGAAGTTTTGCAAGTTACCAGCGCGATCACGCAAGCTCTAACAATAAACGGGGCTACAACCGCTGAAGCAACAAGCGTTACCTTGCAGCTTTCACAGGCATTTCAAAAAGGTAAATTGGACGGTGACGAGTTCCGTTCATTTATGGAGAATCTTTCGGATGATTTCAAAGAAAAAACGGTTGTCGCATTAAAGGGGGTGACTGGTAATGCTAATATTACAGTTGGCTCTCTTTATGAAATGTCAAGGAGCGGTGAACTTGTTGCAAAAGATTTAGCGTTAGCATTCAAGAAAATGGCCCCTGAAATTGAAAAGCAGATGCTTTTAATCCCATTAAGTATAGGGCAATCAACGCAAATTGCTAGTAATAGATTTACCCAAATGATTGACCGCATGAACCGTGAGACGATGTTTGTTTCACGAATTGCCGCAATAATCTTGGGCGCGTTTGATTTAATCGAATCATCGGTTTATGGGGTAGCTTCAGCTGTAGGAGGATTTGGAAACGCTGCACGTTTGGCAGGAATCATGATTGGCCTGTATTTCATTAAGCAGCTTGAGCTGATGAATAAGCAACTGTTGCTCTCAAGAATTAGGTTCCTAGGGGCGTTTGCTGGGCTTGCTCTTTTGGCCTTGCTAATTGGTAAAGTGCACAAAATGCTTTCTAGTGATAAGCCATTTATGGATGAGGTGGCAAATTTCGGGCAAAAAATAAAAAACGGATATGGGTTTTTGTTTGAGAGTTTGGGATTACAAAAAGGTTCTTTGGAATCAAGCCCTCTTTTTTCAAGAAACGCTGATGCGTTGCGGCAAGCATCTGTTTTTCAGATGCCAACGTCAAGGCCATCGGTAGAAGTGTTTCGTCCTCTTCCTGCCAGTCCCATGTCAAGTAAAGCGGAAGTGAACGTTAATGTGACGCTGCCACCCGGCACAACGACCGACCAAGTGCCTATATGGGCTATGGAAATTGACAGGGCCATTGACAAAACCCTTGCCAGAAACATCACAAGCACGGTAGGTGGCCGATGATTGGATTATTCTTTGGCGGGAAACGCTTTCAAACATCTTTTGGTAATTTGTACGGCAACATTGAGCTGGACGCTACGCTTGATGAATCGCACGAATGGCAAGCGGAAGCTACCATGAACCCCGTTGAAACAGGCGCACCTGTTACCGATCATGTCATTGAAATGTCAGACCGCCTTAGAATTACAGGCGTTGTCACTGATGCGCCTATATACACCAGTGCTAATTTACAAGGCATATTCAATACCACGCCACTTGAAACGCGCACACAACCCGTTTTTGACTTTTTGTATCGACTTATAAAGCTGCGCGAACCCATGACTGTGTACACAAAGTATAAGAATTACGACAACATGATTCTTGTATCTGTGAGCATTCCTCGAAGCGCGGCGCAAGGTGAGGCGATAGAGTTTAACGCTGAGTTTGTTAATATCAGAAAGGTGGCAACACAGGTAGTTGACGTGCCAGTCGGAATTAACCCCTCAAGGGAAGCAAAGGCGGGGGGCTCAAAAGGCTCGGTTGCGCGAAAAACTCAACCAACAAAAGAAACCGGGAAAAAACAAACACAGGCAGTTCCTGCTGATTCTGCACAAGAGGAAGCGGCTTTAGATGTTATTCTATCAAAGGTGCCATCCGCCATTGAAAAACTAACTTCTGTTGTTGATGATATATTCGAGAAATAACATGTCTTTTTTTGTCGTTCCACTTACACCAGATACCACAGACCAGCGTCTTAACGTGGAGTTAAGCGGTAACCCTTATATTGTGCGTGTTCTGTGGAACGAAAGGTTTGGCTACTGGTCATTGTCTTTGAACACGGCGGATGACGAGCCTATTTTGACAAACGTAAAAATGGTTAAAAATTTTGGCCTCACTTTTCGGTTCAAGAACATTCTTTTGCCGCCCGGAGAATTGTTTTTTTTACAAGAAAATGGAAGCACACCACGGCCTACCTATGAAGATATGGCCGTCACGCACAACCTCTATTATTATGAATACGGTAAACGGGCACCACTTGAAAGCGCACCAGTATCACTTTCTTCTCCTCCTTTAGGCACAGTTTGGGATAGTGGGTTGAGTACATGGGATGATGGCGATTCGGAATGGGATTTGTAAATGCTGTATAACCGCGTCGCTTCTTTGGTTGTTGGGCCGTCTGGCGGCAAGGGGCGTGAAATATCCTCTTTGCGAATGTCTTTCAGCATTCAAAAGGGCGCAACGGCGACACCTAATAACTGCTCTTTGTCTGTGTATAACGCATCCAAGGGCACACAGGCTATTCTTGGCGTGATTGGTAATATCGTGGTGTTAAAAGCAGGATACACGGAAGATATAGGCGCGGTTACAATTTTTACAGGCACTATTAGCAGAAGCCTTACGACGCGGGAGGGGCCGGAATGGGTTACGCGAATTGAATTGCGTGATGGACTTCTTGAGTATCGAGACACTAAAGTTTCAGTTTCTTATGACAGTGGCGCAACGGCTTTACAGGTTTTGCGGGACTTATCTGGTCGGTTCAATTTACCAGTAAGGCAGTTTCCTGTTGGTATTGTGGATAGGCAATACACCAGCGGCTTTGCGTTTTGCGGCAGATTACGCGATGCCATGGATAAGGTTTGTGATTACGCTGATCTTGAGTGGTCAATCCAAAACAGACAAGTGCAGGTTATTCAAAAGGGAGGCATTTACCGCCAGCAAGCAATTGTACTCTCGCCTGATACGGGCCTTATTGGCTCTCCAGAGCAAGAATCAAAGACAATGACCGAGAGGGCTGCGGCCAAGGATGGAATTACTGCCAGCCAGCCGGGTGTCAGGCGCACGACACAGCGTGATGAAGATGGAGAAGTGCAGCAGGTGCTTCAGGTGTTGGGCTATAAAGCAAGAACGCTGTTGCAGCCAACCCTTGAGCCGGGTGGATATGTTCAGATTAAATCCGAAGGTATAGACGGTGAGTTTTTTCGCATTGAAGAGCTGGTTCATAATGGGGATACTCATGGACAAGAATGGCAATCATACCTTACATTACGGTACACAAAATAAATGGCAGAAACATCAAACAACATTGTGGATGCACTTATAGGGCTTGTTCGGTCACAGCTTCTTGACGTGAACACGGCAATACCGGGAATTATTGTAAGCTACGCAGACGGCAAGGCCAAGGTTAAGCCTATCGGAAAAAAGCATTACGCCGACGGTGAATCCTTGGATTTTCCTGTCATTCCAAGTGCGAGAGTGTGTTGGCCGTCATTCGCACAAGGACAAGCCGGGGTAAAAGGCCCAGTCCGGCCCGGCGATAAGTGCTTGCTGGTATTTTCACAGCAAGCCATTGATGGCAGCGACGATAGACGCATGTTTGACCTGCAAGACGTTTACGCCGTAATGTGTGACTTAGGAAATACAACACCACCATCGGATGACAACACCTCAATGATGATGTTTTTCGGCGCGGCGTTCATGAGGCTGGATGGGAATGGTGCCTTGACAATTAACGCGCCGGGTGGCGTGACAGTCACCACGCCTTCAACGGTTAATACGGGCACCCTAACCACACAAGGACTACTCACTTATCAATCGGGTATGGCAGGAACTGGCAGTGGTGGAGCCGCAGCAACAATTACAGGTGATATTATTCATACATCTGGCACCATTACCTCACTTGGCAAAAAAATAGACGGCACGCATACGCATAGCGGCATTACGCCGGGTGGCGGGGATACGGGGGCTCCAAATGTCTGATCTCGCACTTGACACGAATCATGACCTTTTAATTCAGGGTTTTGACCTTGTTCTTTTGGACGGTGCCGACGCGGTGCGGCAACAACTACTTATTAAATTGAAGCTGTGGCGGGGAGAGTGGTTTTTAGATACAGATTTCGGAACGCCTTACTTGCAATCTATACTGGGCAAGCAGCTTACGCTTTCAGGCGCGGTGGCCGCGATTAGGCAATCAATCCTTGAGGTTGATGGTGTAAATGGTATTGATAATTTCAACTATAACTACTCCGCGCAACAAAGAACAATGAGCGTTAATTTCACTGCTCAAACATCATTTGGCGTTATCGAGGTATCGGCATGACGGTTACAACACAAGGTTTCGTTCGCCCTCGGCTGAATGATATTAAGGCCGACTATGACCAGAGGTTTAAGGATGCTCTCGGGGCAGTGAATACCGCGCCTGATGCTGTTATAGGGCAGCTTATCGGCATATTCTCTGCTGCACTAGATGACGCTTACGAATCCCTGCAAAATTGCTATGATTCGATGTATCCGTTTAGTGCCGAAGGTGCGGCCCTTGATGGGGCTGTGGCATTTATTGGGCTTACCAGACTGAGTGCAGCACCAACAACCGTAACGGCCATGCTATATGGCTCCGAGGGTACGTTTATACCGTCTGGCGTACTCGCAAGAGCTACAGATAATCGTCAATATTCCACGACGACTGAGGGAGTTATCTCACGCGCAAACGCCGGGGATGTGGAAATAACTGTATCCACAGTTACAAACAGCGCGAATTATCAGATTATAGCGGGCGGAATATCGGTTGTGTACACGGCGGATAGTTCTGCTACTGGGCCAGAAATAGCATCTGGCCTCGCGGCACTTTTTGACACAGAAGAATTTAACGCTGTGGCAACGGGTAACAAGATCCGTATTCGCCGCATTGACTCAATTTCTGCGTTTCCACTAACTGTTGATAGTAAACTCACCATATCACTTCTCGGTTCACCGTTTCTTTTCACATGCCTTGACCTCGGGGCGTATCCGCTGCCAGCAAATACTCTGGCACGGATTGATAGTGGCATTGTCGGATGGGATACTATCAACAACATTTTAGAAGGCGACACTGGACGTTTTGTAGAAACAGACGAAGAGCTTAGGGCAAGGCACTTATCAAGTGTTCGTGTCACCGGGGCCGCAACTCTTCAGGCGATGCGAGCGCGTATTCTTGCTGAAGTCGAATCAGTGGAGTATGTGGCGGTGTATGAAAATCGTCTTAATGTCACAGACGAATTTGGATTACCGCCCCATTCCGTCGAGGTGGTGGTGCAAGGCGGTATAAATCAGGCGGTGGCGAACAAGGTTTTTCAGGTCAAGCCAGCGGGAATACAATCGCACGGCAACACAACCGTAACCGTTATTGATGAAAATGGAGATGGGCAGGTAACGCAATTTAGCAGACCGACACCAGCCTATGCTTGGATCCGCGTAAGCGTGAATCTCCTAACGCCAGAAGAGCCGCTACCTGATGATGTTGGTCAAGCGATTAAGGACGCTGTTTTAGAATACGGCAATGCCCTAGAGATTGGGCAGGATATTGTAACGCAAAGGTTTTACGGCCCCATTTACGCCGCAACACGTGGTATAGGCTCTATCACCTTGGAGGCGGCTGTTACATCTGCCGAGGATGGTGTGCCAGTTTATGCCACGACAAACATAACGATTGAACGCGCCGAAGTGGCTTTATTTGATGCGAACAGAATAACGGTAGTAGGTGTGTAATGTTTGATTACGCTGCCATTGCACTTTCTAGGCTTACTGGCCAGTTTGAAAGCTCTGTTAAGCTGAGAAGTATGCTTGAAGCTATTGTCTCTTCTCTGGCGGGGCTAGAGCAAGATATTGACGCACTTGTTTTAGAACGGTGGATTGACACAGCCGAAGGTGTGCAGCTTGATGGATGCGGCTATATTGTAGGCGAGAAGAGGGCGGGGCGTAATGATGATGATTACCGCCAAGGAATAAAATTTAGAGTGTTTGCCAACACTTCCAAAGGCACCCCCGATGATCTAATCCGTGGACTCAAGGTTTTAACTGACCCTAGCGACTCTCAATATTTGGAGTCATTCCCGGCGACCGCTCTTTTGTGGACTGATGGTTTTTTTGTGCCAAAAGACGCACAGAAGGAAATACAAACGCTTGCCCCGGCGGGAATTGCAACAGTCCCAGTTTGCCTGTCATTCGCCACTGCGCCATTGCGTTGCGAGCGCGGCAGCCCACTGGGGGAATTATTCGTAAATGGCGACACCAGCCACATGACGGCGAATGGAGCCGATATTATATTAAGCCTTGGCAGCGGTGCGATAAGCGGTGAAAGCTCTTTGGGTGGCACTGCCCCCGCTGATATGATTATAGGTGAACACTTGCTAGAATTAGCAAATGGGGATATTCTAGTCGTGCATAGCGCAAATAATCAAAAGATTTTTGGCAATAATTTCATGACGGGCGTTTATCAATGACAAGTTTTGCTGAAAATTTTATTTCCTATCCCGATGGGCAACAAAACGTTAATGCGCCGCCAGAATCAACACTGCTTAATGGTTTTGTTCCGGCAACTGCGGCAAACCGTGGTCAACCTTTGCCAGCGCAATGGCTAAACTGGCTTTTTCAGAAGTTGTTCCGGGCGATCAATCGAGATGTTGTGACAAATAGTGCTGGTGTAGGGCTTTTCAAAACAGCAAATTCCTGCATACGATTAGAGGCATTCGACCGCGAGGATTCAGATAAATTTTTAGTAGCGATTGGATGGAAGGGAAGCCTTTCTAATGTTCACACACTGAAAGTCATCCAAAGCACGTCCCTTACCTTGGGTGTGCCGACTGCCAGTGGCAATCAACCTATTTTAGGTGGCGCAAATGTCATCGTTGTAGGATATTCAAGACAAATTGGAGACCTTTAGAAATGGCATTAACTTCTACAGAAGAAGCCCAAACCAGACAGTTGCTTGACCAGCTTTCCTCGCTGCTTTCGCTTGCCTCGTCTGAACCAACAATTATTTCAAAGTTGGCAGCAACCAAAGCATCGCTGTCAGATTTAGCGTCTGTATCAAGCGTAAATGACACCGATATTTTATTATCGCGGCAAGGCACAGACGACAAATCTGTAACCATTGAAAAGATTAAAGACCACATCAAAGCATCCGTTTCAACGGTGGCGTTTAACGATGGAACCGCCGCTGAGCCTTCTATTACGAATAACGGCGACCTCAATACAGGGGCGTATTTCCCCAACGCTAATGTATTCGCAATTACCACAGACGGCACAGAAAGAGTGCGTTTTACGAATACCGGCGTAGGCGTTAATGTAGCTACTCCCCTTTCCGCTTTTGATGTTGCTAGTGCTCTTCCTCCGGCCGCAAGTAATGGCTACAGATTCCGCGATATATCTGACTCAACTAAATACATTAGCTTAGAGCGCACGGAATCTAATTACAGTTACAACGGCATATCTGGGGAATCGGGCTTGTTATACAGCACCACCAGTTTGGCCATTATGGCGGACACCATAGGCGGGAATAACAGCATTTTCTTTGTTGTTGGCGGTGCAATAAGGGCGGAACTGCAGCATGATGGCAGGTTCGGCATTGGCACAACCTCCCCTGCTACAACGCTTGATGTCAACGGTGATGTTACAATTACCGACAAGATTATTCATAGTGGCGATACAGATACATCTATCAGATTTCCCGCTCTTGACACCGTGAGCGTAGAAACTGCTGGTTCTGAAAGATTCCGTATTGGCTCGACTGGAAATATTGGTGTCGGCACTACTGCCCCCGCAACTAAATTGCATGTATCCACATCATATACCGCTCCAACAGGCGGAATTGATCCGGGGATTCAGGCGGTGCTTTCCAATACCAGCGGTTTCGCTGGGCTGCAATTACTGTCTGGGAACGCGCAAGCAGCTTATATTCACCTAGGTGATACAGATGATGCTGACCGAGGAGCCATTATCTATGACCACGCAACCGACAATTTACTTTTTCACACCGCTGGCGCACAACGGATGCGAGTATCTTCATCTGGACTTTTGCTTGGCGCGGCGGAATTAGCAACACCGGGCGGAACTGCCCCGTTGTTTGCTGTTCGTGCGTGGGTAAATTTTAATGGCACTGGAATAGTGGCGATCCGCGCAAGTGGCAACGTCTCAAGCGTTACTGACAACGGAACTGGTGATTATACTATTAACTTTGCAACCGCGCTTCCTGATGCCAATTACGCATTTTCAGGCTCTTGTGGAACACCTAACGGCTCATCTATCGTAGCTGGTGACAACAACGTTGTAAGCGGGGCGGCGATTACTGGCACTGGCCTAAAAACGGCCAGCCAGTGCCGGGTTGTGACGTTGGAGCCGTCAATTTCAGCAGAGGACGCGCCCTCTGTATCAATCATCTTTGTGAGGTAATATGTCGCAAGTAATTGTATATAAAAATGATTCAGACGGCGTTAGCATTATTGTGCCCTCACCGGAGGCATTAGAAACTTACGGCATTGAGGCTATTGCTGAAAAGGACGTTCCAGCAGGTAAGGCATTTAAGATTGTCAGTGCCTCACTTATTCCACAAGACCGCACATTTCGCGCTGCTTGGACGATAGATGACTCTGAATTGACCGACGGTATCGGTGGTATCATTACGAGCTTTGAGGTGACGCACAATGATTAGTATCGACCTAAAAAAAGCAAAAGATTTAGCGCACGCGATGCGTCGTGAAAATCGTGCAAAGGCTTTCGCGCCGCTTGATGAAATGATTGCAAAACGCATACCGGGTATAAATCTTGACGAGCTGGAGGCGCAAAGGCAGAAAATCAGGGACGAAGACACTAGTTTACAGAACAAAATTAACAGCGTAAGAACTATTGAAAAGCTATTGGAGGCCATGAAATGAGTACAGTAGGCACTGCAAACGCGCCATTTATTAGCCAAGATTATAACGGGCGCGGGCCGGTTCTTTACACCACTGACACCACGGCTGTAACGGGCGGTAACTTCTCGCAAATCGTTTGCTTAACAGACACCGTGTTTTCTGCATTTACACGCACAAACGCCACAGGCATCATCACTGGGATTACACTACCAGCGGGAACACTTCTTATCGGCCCCGTTACCGCGTACACCCTGACATCTGGCGCGGTGGCAGCTTACGAATGAGTATAGCTCAACGACAGGTGTTGTCTTTAGGTTCGTACCGTATGCAATCCGCTGGTGCGCCACTTCCGAACGGCAGCATTACGGTTGCAAGCCGTGGCTCGAACTTCTTTAACGGTGTCACCGACTACTACACCATGCCGGATTCTGCCGCCCTTGACTTTGCGAATGGCGATTGGACGGTCGGCCTGCTGGTCAAGTTTACGCGAAGCACGGGGGCACTTTCCACCACCCAACACATACTGACCTTTGGGAACACTGGCTCAACCCATAACGTGCAGTTGTTCCTCGCGGGGCAGCAGTTGCAGGGCATTGTTAGAACATCGGGTTCAGCATCCCCCACGGCAAGCGGCGCAACCTTTACGATTAACAACACCACGTTCGCGGCTGGTTGGCATATCATCGGCATTCGCCGCACGGGCACAAACTATCAGGTGTTTTCCTGCCCCTTGAATGGTACGGTTACGAACGGGGCGACACAGGCGATTACAACGCCGGGGGCGATTACACCATCGGCCGCTACTGCTGGGGCTGTTTCTTTTGCCACGCGAACGGATGCCTCTAACACACGCCATTTTCAGGGCTTTATTAGCTATGGCTTTAAGGTCAATGCGGCAATGACCGATGCCAATATTCAGGCATTGGCGGCGGGTTCCGACCTTGTGACTGACCTTGGTTTTAGCCCGGAAATGTATATCCGATTCAATGCAGCGGCGGCCATAATCGCGGATGCTGGCACCACAGGTACTGTTGCCACCCGTACTGGCACACCGCAAACGCGGGGTGGGCCGGATTGGGCTGGCCGCGCCATTCGTATCGGTACGCTGAATGGCAAACTCGATGCTGTTTATGGCTATGTATTCCAGAGGGCTTCAGGCGGCACAAGTCGCAACATCACATTCAACGGCACTTATAACGGCTCTCCCTCTGGCATTGAGGCGCGGGTGATTGACTCTACCGGGGCAGGTGTCACCTCTTGGGTACGCTGCAATACACCAACCGCCGGGGTGTGGAACGTTACCTTGACCGTGCCACAGGGTGGACAGCTCTGTCTCGAAGTGCGGGATACTGTCACTAACACTAATTTCCAGCGTACACACCTACCGTGGGGTGTCGGGGCTGTGCTGTTGTTTGCAGGGGAATCAATCGCAGACCAACAAGCAAGCGGCTCGGCATTTACCGACGCGGCATCCACTGATTATCCGTCCATCACGTTTGCCCATGACAGGCACCAAACGGCCATTTTGTATGCGCGCGACCCGTGGGGGAATAGCACAACTTACACCACGGGCGGCAACCCCGTGTATGTCATGGATGTTTCCAATAACACATTCTGGCGTTTGAACACCACGCACACCAGCCCTGCAAGCGGTACGTTCGCGGCGGACAGGGCGGCCAACCCGTCACGCTGGACGCAAGTGGGGCTGGAAGCGTTGCAGATTGATACTCTGAACGGTAGCTCAGGCAGTGCCATGCACACTGTCGATAGGGTGCGTCGTTACGCTGGCGTTCCTTGTATGGCGGTATTCGGGGCGAAAACAGGCTCTAAGCTCGCCTCTGGCGATAATGCTTGGGGAAGCCCTTACAACGCCCTGCTCACTCACGGCAAGCTGCAAGCGGCAATCGCTGCGACAGAGCCAGACTATGAGGCCATATATTGGGTGCAGGGCGCGAATGATGCCAATGATTCTAGCCCTCCAAGCACAGCCACATATAAGGCGGCACTGGAGGCATTGATTCCGCGAATTCGCACTTACGTCACGGGGCGTGTTGCCGCTAATCTTCCTGTGTTTATCCCCACGGTGGGTAGTAACACCGTGGGAAACTCGGCTGTAGATAGCGGATGGCGAAACGTGCGGAACGGCATTTTAACCGCCATTCCGAATATCACGAACGCATATAGCTGTGGCGAGATGTACGACTTGCCGCATGTGGATGCACTGCATCCTAACCCGGCTGGGTACATTCGCCTCGGAAAACGCCAAGCACAAGCCTATCTGAACTACACGCAACCCGGCACCTACACAAACGGTGTTGCGGGTGCTCTCGTTGCCAGTGCCAGTATTACGGGGGCAGACACGATAGATGTTGTGTTTACCCTAAATGCCGGGAACACCTTGCAAGGCTTAACGGGTGCAACTGGCCTCACTGGTTTTGTGGTCAAGAATGCGGGTGTGGCACAAACAATCACGACAACAGCCATACCATCGGCTAACACTGTGAGATTGACTGTTTCCGGCGCGGCGGCGGGTTGGACAGTGGACTATATTGAGACTCAAAACCCGACAATAACGAACAATCTCTACACAAACGCTTCGGTGATTGGTGACGCGGCGGGTGTGCCAGTAAGACCCTTCACCGCCGGGATAACTGTATGACCACCGCAACTTACAACACCCCGCAACGCTTCACATGCCGAATGATGACGGTACTCGATACGGCTGTTATCGTTATCCCGGCGGCGTTCTTGGTGTTGGGGATGCCGATGTATGCGGTGTGGGCTGTCAATATCATTGTGCCAGTGCTTGCCCTTATCGGGATTTACACAGGTATAGATTGCTTTCACAGATTACGGAATAAATGGCGGGAGCCACAACACCAGCGGATGGTAATGCTATCAAGCGGGGCATGTTTTATTTTTTTGCCCTTACTGGCAGTTTTGTACACCGTTGCCGGGTGGCAATTTATTGGCCTGACTGCACATATTATCTGGGCTTACGTCCATTGCGTGCAGTTAAGATTCATCATCTATGGACACCGCGCCATTCGTGATGGGGAGTGGTAGATGGATGATTGGGTTAAAACTATTGAAGCTGGCGTTATTAAATACGGCGAATTATTCGCATTCACCGCTGCTGGCGGCCTCATTTCCAGTGTCAATAATGCAACAAAGACGCTGCGAATGAGGGACGTTGTTTTCAACGCCTTTACAAGTGTTTTCATGGGATTTGCTGTGGTGTATTCACTTGGTGATGTTGGATTTACGCAAAAGCAAGCGATAGGCGTGGGTTTTTTCGCGGCTTACGGCGCACAGCCTTTGTTGCGCGGTCTGTATAAGTTATTCATAAAATTCTGTGACAATCCTGTAAGTTTCATCCAGTTTTTGCGAGGCAAGAATGACAACAAGTAAAGCCTTTGAATTGGCTGTTGCCGTTGTTCTGAAGCATGAGGGAGGCTATGTGAGCCACCCTGCGGATAAGGGCGGGGAAACCAAGTATGGGATTTCAAAGCGAGCCTATCCGAATCTCAATATTAAAAATCTCACTGAGGCGGACGCAAAAGCGATTTACTACCGGGATTATTGGGAGAAATACAGCTGTGACGAAATGCAACCAATGATTGCTGTACAAGTGTTTGACCTGTTTGTGAATACCTCACCTATCCGGGCGGGGGAATTGATACAGGTGGCGGTGAACGCGCACGTTGGCACCCCTTCACTGGTGATTGATGGCAAGCTCGGCCCGGTGTCGGTGGAGGCGATTAACAAAGCGGCACCTGACCAACTTATCAAGTCCATCAAGGCGGTTCGTGGCGGGTATTATCTCGGTTTAATTGCCGGGATGCCGACTCAAACGGCATTCAAAACTGGCTGGCTTAAAAGGGTGGGTTTAGCATGAACGACAACGGCAAAGCCCTACGTTTCCCCATTGAGAAAACGGGCGTTTCTTTAATGCGCGTCACCGATGTGTTAGAAGACGCAATCGAGTTTCAGGAATCCATGAGCGACATATACGCGGCCTTGCAAGACTCTGAAGCCCACGACCATATCCTTGTCACGCAATACACCGACCGGGCAGTAGTTGCCGTGAGTACAGCCGATACCGCGCACACCATCCGTATGTTGGAATCGGTGATTTCCGCATTGAAGGAAGGCACTTGACGCAAAGTCTATACTGTTTATGATTGGTTCTGCAACAAGGCATTACAAGGGGATGCAACATGAAATTCAAGTTTGACGTGAAAGACCCGGCAACATGGCGGGGCATTGTGGCTCTCCTTGGCGCGTTCGGGCTTGTGGTTTTGCCACCTGAAGAACAGGAAAAGATTGTAACTGCTGTGCTTACCCTTGTGGGGCTTATTGGCACGGTATTTGTGAAGGAAGAATCCAAATGAAATACCTCCCCCTATTCGCCGCCCTGCTGATTGCTGGGTGTGCTACCAGCCCCCAAGAGCAGAAGTTGAACGTGATTCGCGCCTGTGACCTTCGGGCTTCTCTAGGCGAGACGCTGGACGTTAAGCGCAAGGCGGGGCA